ATTTGATGCTGAAACCAAGCGTTTATCCGCAGTTCAAGCGTCTATGTCACCTGAACAGATCCAAGATATTGTCATGGGAACTTTACACGCTGCCATAGATAATGGAGATGTTATCAGCGGTATGCAGCGTGATACGGCGATGGAAATGCAAGAGGATGAGCAACAAGAGATGCCACAAGGCATGATGCCACCAGAGGGTATGCCTCCTGAACAAATGCCACCACAAGGGATGCCACAATGAAAGCGTGTGACTTTGTAGGACTTTTGTTCCTAGCCCGTGATGTGACCCATTCGGTGCATTTAAATACCCGTAGCTACTCAAAGCATAAGGCTTTGCAGAAGTTTTACGAGGGGATTATTGACCGCGCTGATGCTTTTGCTGAAGCCTATCAAGGGCGTCATGGTTTGATTGGCCCAATCAGCTTAATGTCTGCTAAAAAGACTAGCAATGTAACTGAGTTCTTAGAATCACAGCTTGCCGAGATCGAAAAGGTACGCTACGATGTATGCGACAAAGATGACACGCCAATGCAGAACTTGATTGACGCTATCATTGAGTTGTATTTATCAACCCTGTATAAATTACGATTCTTAGCATGACCGTAACAGTTACCCACTCCACCGCAGCAGACGGCACGTTCAGCGCCGCAGGCGCACTTGCGTGGGATGCTAATCATAGCTTGGTTGGTGTGGGGACGATGGCAGAACAAAATGCTAACAACGTAGCAATTAGTGGGGGTGCAATTAACGGCGCGTCTATTGGAGCTAGTTCGGCAAGCTCTGGCGCATTTACTACACTAAATGCTACGTCGGGTATTGGTGGAGGCGCATTTTAATGGGGCCATTTTTTAATGGAAAATTCTTTGCCGGTGGTTTTTTTCAGCGTATTATTGAAGCCACTGAGCAATTATGGATTAAACTTCGTTCATTAGCGGAAAGAGGGAGATTTTAATGACTATGAATTTAAAAGCGATAACCGTATGTATGGGGTACCAGCAAATTACTGACCTAAGCACGGCTGCAGGGCTAACTGTACCTGAGGTCGATAAATCAGGTCTTAGACAGATGCCTACTTTTGCATTAATTACTCCTTTGACCGGCGCTGTTCGTTGGCGCGATGACGGAGGCACACCTAGCGCCACCGTTGGTATGCCTTTAGCCGCTGGCGTGACCCTTCAGTATGACGGCAATCTAAAAGGCATCAAGTTTATTGACAATGGCGGTACCGCCGAACTTAACATTAGCTATTACGCTTAAAGGTGATATATGGACATTTCTAACGGTTCTGGCAGCATTGACTCAAGCAAACTAATCGACTATTTTGCCAATGATTTTCTTAAAGATCTCGGCAAAATGGTTGTTTTGCGTGACGAATTGGAAAAACGCCAAGGTTCAATGAAAGCTGTTGATGCAGCAAACAAAAAACTAGCTGAAGCTGATTCTTACGCTACAAGCAAAAAAGCAGAAGCCGATGCACTGTTAGTTGACGCTAAAGCTAAAGTTGAAGAATTTAAAGCTACAAAAGTTGCGTTAGATGCTCGTGAAAAAGACCTAGCTGCGGCTGAAGCAAAATCTGCTACTGATAACGCTGCAAGTGCAAAAGCTTCTGCTGAAAAAGAAGCCTCATTGGTTAAGCGCGAAGAAACGTTAGCTAAAGCTCAAGCCGAATTAAAAGCAGCACAAGATACATTAGCTACTGATCGTGTTAACCTTGACGCAAGAATTAAAGCTTTACAAGATAAAGTAGCTTCAATTAATATTTAGGCATTAAATCGTACTGGTGCGATACACCAGGGTTTCTTAAGGAAACATCGAAATGGACGAAAGTCAACAAGAAGTAGTCTTAGCGGACACAACTGCCGCGCCAGAACAGGTAGCAACGGCTGCACCTGCAACTGAAGAATTAGCGCCGGAGGCAGTAGAGCCAACAGAAGCACCCAAGTCTTTCTCACAAGAAGAATTGGACGCAGCTATTGGTAAACGACTTGCTAGAGAACAACGTAAGTGGGAAAGAGAACAGGCAGCTAGAGCCGCAGAAACGCAAGCTCGAAAAGCCCCAGTAGAAATCCCGCCGATTGAGCAGTTTAATTCACCTGAAGAATATGCCGACTTGTTGGCAGAACGTAAGGCAGAAGAATTGCTTGCTAGGCGTGAACAAGCTAGAGCGCAGTCTGAGATCATTGAGTCTTATCACGATAAAGAAGAAGAAGCGCGGACTAAATATGATGATTTTGAACAAGTCGCATATAACCCCAAACTTCCAATCACTAACGAGATGGCTCAAACGATTCAATCTTCCGAAGTTGGCCCCGACATGGCTTATTACCTAGGGTCTAATCCGAAAGAAGCTGAACGTATTTCTCGTTTATCACCACTCCAGCAGGCCAAAGAATTAGGGAAAATTGAGGCTAAATTAGCTGATAACCCAGTTGTAAAAAAGACTTCGAGCGCCCCAGCACCAATTGCTCCGATTACGGCAAGATCCTCTGGATCGCCTGCAACAGACACGACTGACCCTCGTTCGATTAAGTCGATGAGTACGTCAGAGTGGATTGAAGCTGATCGCCAACGTCAGATCAAGAAGTGGGAAGCGCAGAGAAACCGCTAAGTAGTACTTCTTAACGGTGAGGTTAGTAGTTCGTAGTCAGGGAAGTTTTTAGACCCACATCTTTGCCGAAAGGTAGATGGTGGAATACCAGCAGCACGGCCTCCAGCCGCAACAGAAGGGTAGGTAACACCTTGAAACTTGCATTGAGTCTTGGGACAAACAGCAGCGAGAATCTCGGCTTTTTTAAGCCGCGTGGCTTCGGTGTCTTTAAGTCCTGTACGCCCAATAGCAATCTTTCTTCGCGTTTCTTCTGTTCGTTTGTAGCCTTTGTTAAACCCTTTATGATGCTCAGTAATGTGCTTATGAGGGGTCGTCCATACCAAGTTATCTGCATGGTTATTCGCTTTGTTTTCATCGCAATGATGAACCCAAGTAGCGTTTGTAGGGTTTTCAACCCAACAAGTAGCTACAATGCGGTGCATCAATCGTTGTCTGCCAAGGCTAAGATACCCGTCATTTCGTTTGGTAGGGGTGTATGGCTTAAATTGTCTAAGTACTTTTCCGCAGCGCGAAACAGCGTAAAGATGGTCAAACATTCGATACTCAATACTTTCAAATGTAAAGCTAATCATGTTGTTTCTCCTTTTGACTTACGAGCTTCTATCTTACCATAAATATACAAAGGAAATACCGTGTCTAATAGCATATTAACGATCGACATGATCACAAGAAAGAGTTTGGAGATTTTAGAAAACAACCTCGTTCTTACACGTAACGTAAACCGCCAGTATGATGACTCCTTCGCTGTTGAAGGTGCCAAAATTGGTTCCACTCTCCGTATCCGCCTACCAGACCGCGCTTTGGTAACTGACGGTGCCGCCTTGCAAGTTCAAGACGACAACGAACAGTACACAACTTTGTCTGTTGCTAGTCAAAAGCACATTGGTGTTAACTTCACTTCTGCTGAATTGACAATGCAGTTAGATGACTTTGCAGAGCGTGTTTTAAAACCACGTATCTCTCAGTTGGCTTCTTCTATTGATGCTGACGTAGCTAACAGCTACAAAGCTATCTACCAATCAGTTGGTACACCTGGCACAACTCCTTCTACTTCATTGGTGCTGTTACAAGCTCAACAGAAGTTGAACGAAGCCGCTGCTGTTATGTCCCCACGTTACGCTACTGTTAACCCAGCAGCCAACGCAGGTTTGGTTGAAGGCATGAAAGGTCTGTTTAATCCTACAGACACAATCAGCCGTCAATTCAAGAATGGCATGATGGGTATGGGTGTATTGGGCTTTGACGAGATCAACATGAGCCAATCTATCAAGCAGTTCACAACTGGCACACGTAACGCTACTGGTACTGTTAACACTACTGTAACGGCTCAGGGTTCTAACACCATTTCTTTAGCTGGTGTTGGTAACGCATTGACCATTAAAGCTGGTGATGTATTTACAGTTGCTGGCGTATTTGCTGTTAACCCACAGACCCGCGAATCTACTGGTTCACTCCAGCAGTTTGTTGCAGTTGTGGACGCAGTATCT